ACGTCAAGGATCTAGTAGGCCAGTTGAAGGCAGAGGCAGAGAGTAGCGGGGTTGTCTGGGAAGTGGTGGAGTTTGCCGCCACCGCACAGGAAGAGGGCATTGGTGTTGATGGCAAGCCCAGTGGTATACCTGTCCGCGAGGGTGAGAATGGAACGGGACAGCCCATCAACGATGGTACTGGACGAAAGCAGATTGGCGATGCCTTGTGGCCTAAGAGGTTCAGCAAGAAGAGATTGACGCAGATTCGCGCTGTTATGGCCAACGAACGAATGTGGCAGGCGATGTATGAACAGAATCCGTCTGCTGATGTTACCGGTGCGCTGTGGAAGATGGGACTGATTGAGGCACTGAGGATCGGGGATGGCCAGGTACCGAAGTTGTACAGGACCATTATCGGATGGGATCCTGCAACGACATCGAAGAAGACGAGTGCCAAGCATGGGATCTATGTCTTGTCTTCAGGTGCCCCGTTCTACCGGGAAGGCGAGGAGTCGATGATAGGTGCGTTGGACACGATGCATGGATATGTCCGGGCCAACTTCTCGGGGATCTACACACCTGATGGAGCTGTTGTGAAAGTCATCGAGGCGTATGATAGGTTCGATGCGACTTTGGTTGTCGCGGAGATCAACCAGGGTGGCGAGTGGCTAGGATCCGCCATAAGGGGTAGAAACCCGAATGTACATTACCTCGGGATAACCGCCTCCGAGTCAAAGAAGGGCCGCGCTGAACCCGTGTCAGGGCTGTACACGCAAAGAAGGATCCATCATGTAGGGAAATATCCGGCGCTTGAATTGCAGCAGACGACATGGACAGGACCGCCGATGCTTTCTCCTGATGATCTCGATGCGGTAGTGCATGGGCTTGCTGAGTTATTCGGGTTGTCGCGTAAGGGCAAGAAGAAGGCACGAGCGATGGGTAAGAAATAGAAATGGAGGTTGAGATGGCAAAGAAAGACCCGAAACCGCAGTTCACGGACAACGGAGAGTTGAAGGCTGAATCACTCGAGGCAATCAAGGAGTGGGATGCTGATGACTTTGACGGCTTGACCAAATTCATCATGCAAGCCTGGGATCAAGCAGGAGTTCTGTCGAGGAGTTCGAGAAAGCTAGCGATGACGATGGCCTCTCCACGGCACACGCAGATCTTTGAAGCCTTGCAGGGGAATGTGGAGTGGTGGGGAGCTCACTGGTACATGAGCCAGCGTGGAGACAAGCACGAGTTCAGGGATCGACCATGAATCTAGAGGGCGTTGTATGGGTGCTGGCGGCTGGCTTTGTGGTCCTAGTGTGCCTGAGCGTGTGGCTTGCAGTCCGACTAGAGCGCCTCGAAGCTGAGGCACGGAATAGAAGTGCCCGGCGCAGAACGGAAAGGCGGATCAGGAAAGGGATTTGAGTGATCGCGAAGACCTCTTGACAATCCTCTCGATACGCGCTAGTATGAGTCACGCATAAAAACAGGAGGCAAGACGATGAATGAGTGCGTTATGGATAAGACAATTGTAGAGCTACACTTTGTATCTGCTGCTGATAGATTGCCAGAATACAATTACGCGAAGGAGTTTTTCGTTGTCGTGGATACTAAGCAAGAAACACCGACGATGAGAATGGCGCGGTTCGTGAGCGAAGATGTCGCCATGTCGCAAAATGGAGGTTGCGCTTTGGGAGGAGGCCCAGGTCCTCGCGGATGGGTTGATTTCGGATCGTACGATAGGCAGGTGAAGGGAGTTACATACTGGGCAGAGGTTCCAATAGGCACCATTATAGAGAAAGAGATTAAGGAGGAAATGAATCAGAAGCTCAGGGCGGCAAAGGAAGAGCTTTATGGCACAGTCGAATGCACTTGTTGCGGCAGTCACAACGCCAGATGGATAACGATTACAGACCCAACACCGAGATTCCCTGGGTACAGATGCCCAGGAGTGTATCTGGGGTGCCCTGATTGCTGTTCGAGGTTTGGAGGGATGCACGAATATAGACCGCTTGAACCGATGGTATTAGTGCCACGCAGTTGGGTAGATGAAGCGACTGGCATAATGAAGCTTACGAAATACCTGGAAGAGTAAAGAGCGGTGCTCGGATGATCTCCCATAAAGAGGAATAATGTTTAATAGGCGTATCAAAGCTTTAGAAAGCCAAGTATTCATACTGGAATGTAGAGCCAACGAGCACGATTACAATGCGTGTAGGATACCGCCAGAGGTGAGTGCACTATGGATGACTTGTGTTGTGGGTTCGATGGAACCACACAATGAAACAGAGGCATGGATGTTCAATTTCGCTGGAAGTCAGGGAGAATACGAAGAGGCCGTCAAGCGTAGTCGGATGATCGCCGAAGCCAAGGATGCGGCGATAGACCTACAATTCAACACTTGCGGATTCTCTATGTCGTTTCCGCTTGATAGGAAGGGCGCATCCCGGCAGTGAATATTCTCAGGGAGGAGTGATGAGTCGCTACAACGACATGACCGATTTACTATATGCCTTAATTGCGTCCCCGTCATTGGATGACGACACCAAAGAAAAGCTGAAAGCGATCCTCACGAGGGGTTGTTAGAAGGGCAGGATTTAGTGAGGGAGGAACAAGACGATGAATGAGTGTGAAGGAGTATTAAATCCTAGCGCGGATAATGTCAAGCGCAATGATATGACGTGGAGTGAAGGAACGCTTAAAACATGGAATAAAGGTAGACGCACAGAGGAGTTTACGTCAGACAACGAACCGTTTGATCGTCTAGTTTGCCGTGGCTGCGGATCGAAGAGGTTTGAGGTGTTACGCACAGCCGAATGGGAAACATCCGCGCGGTGTGTTGTCTGCGGGCTGTACTATATAGTCCATTCTGGTTAGAGGAGGTGACAAATGAAAGATCCAAAGACGTGCGGTGAATGTACGCACATAAAGGATTTCTTCATGTGGACTAGCTGTGTCCATCCGCTTATAGATGTGCCGGATGTTTCAGGCACCTACACCCCTGGGGCTGTTCATGAATATGGTCCGCCGCCAGATTGGTGCCCGCTCTTGATTGGTGGATCAATCCCGGCTGATGGATCAATGGACGGAGGTCTATGATGAATGAACTATGTCCTAACTGCGGGGCTGTGTTGATCAACATCGTATATCACAATCCGATTGAACGCGCAGTGAGATGTGAGTCCTGCAAATACGCAGCAGAGCAAGGGGCATCAGATTGGAGGAACGGATGATTCAGAATGAAGCGATCTTGGACGAGGCGCGGATGAAGATCTATCACGTAGAACCAGAATGCTATGGTTCGTCTGGGACGATAGTTCTAGCCGCTACTGAGGCACGGGCAAAAGAGCTGTACTTGGAAGCAAATCCAGACATAGGTAAGTACCCCTTGTGCTGTGCAGAACTGACGGACAGGTCGGATGTGGAGTTCTGCTGCCCTGACTTCGGGTGGTAAAGAGGGAGAAGAAATGAACATAGAGATGAAATACAAAGCGAACACCAACAGAGAGGCGGAAAAACACTATCTCGATGAAACTGCGCGAGAGGAGAAGTCAACAGTTAAATGTACGTGTGGCTCGAGCAAGTTTCTAGTGAACTGGATTGACGCACCTTGGACAGGAGGATACCTAAAGGTTACATGCGCCGAATGTGGGGCCAGCAAGATTGTTTTTGACGCGTTTGCTTGATTCCAATTAAGCTGAAGGAGATTGGTGGTTTGTTTCAAAGGAGGCGTGGTGTTTACTGTGTGGTTGTTGTGTAGCTTGTGCGTGGTGTCTATCAGCCTGATTGTCACAGGGTTGGCGTTTATAAAACATAAAGGAGCTGAATGGTTATCAGCATTAGGAAGTGTGCTGTTAATTGTAGCCCTAGGGATTAGTGTGCTAATAACAATCAGTCAGCACACGACGTGCTTATCAATCCCATTCAAGATTGCGGCGTTAGAGCGCACAATAGAGCAGCAGACAGCTCTAATATCTGACGATGCAACACTCGGACAAGGACTAGAAGGGCTTGAGATCAAGCGCGAGATCCAAAACACAATACGCGATCTGAACGATCTCATCGCCAAAGCAGAATATATCACGATTTCGCCGTGGTGGATGTTCAAGCCTCAGACGATGAATGAGCACGGGGGAGGATGAATGATAACAGGGTTGCCCTTGCCTTAGCTCGCTCTCCATTCCTGCCAATACCTGCATCACATTGTATGGACACAGCAAAGGGATTTGAGTGATCGTCCATACGGTAGCCGAAGTGAAGAAGGTGAATCGTGGGTATGTCGTCAGCGTGAACGACGTTGGCGGTTGTACTGATTTCACAGTTGGTGAAGGCAGATGGTTGTTCATCGGGTTTGAGCTGCGAGCAGATGGCGTCTTCCCGGTTGCTCTGAAGCTGAGAAATGACAGGTTGCTATCGTTCGGATTCGCTCCGAGTGGCATGAAGGACATGGCAGAGACGGGGAAACGGTTGGAGTACCGGAACGCTGGAAAAGGACGCCTAGTGTCAGTGAATTGATACGAGACAAACAGCGCAAAGACAAATGGCGCATGTGCAAGATCCTTCATGCGATCAAGAGAGCCAAACAGCGGTATGGAATCTTCATCGGAGCTGATACGATTCTGCAGATAGGGGATGACATTCGCAAAGGCAACTGCCAGCTGATTGAGAAGAGGACGAATACCGTTGCGGTCTACGATGTTGGAGTTCGTGATGAGTTCAAAGGCACAGTGAGGTGTCGGGTGGTCTACAGCAAAACCTGGAAGTTCCCGGTTACGTTCCTGGCCATGCCTGTCGAGGATGAGCGATGAGATACGAACAGCCAGATGAAGGCGAATGGGTTCAGCCGGTTCTTGAAGGATACAAGATGGCGTGCTGTGATTGCGGGCTAGTTCACAAGATGGACTTTCGCATAGAAGATGGACAGCCACAGTTCAGAGCGTTTCGTGACAATAGAGCTACGGGGCAAGTACGCAGACACAAGGAGATTGAGATGACTAACGACAATGGGATCAACAACAGAGCCATCCCGTTCAGTGAGTGGACTAAGGATGCAAACAAAGTGATCGCAACAGCTAGAGGCTACGTCAGATCCATTGCGATGCTTCCACTTGGTGATATGGCTGCAGCGGGGTCAGGTGTGAAGGCTGTTGAGTTGGCGAACGAGCTGCTTGTTGTGTTAGACGCAGCGCCATACGGACAATTAGAAGGAAAGCCATAGAGAGTGAAACCAAAGGACGGTACAAGCCGATGAGCCGAAGTGACACTATAACAACCCTACTTGATGAGATAGAGGAGATACGGGCCTCCTTAGCCCCTCACAGTCACCAAATCGAAGCAATACCATTCATCATCTCACGAGCGGACGCCTTGCTTGAGCGCCATAGGCCCCAGTACCCGAAGAAGGAGAAAGCCAATGTTCGTCCAGTGCGATGACCTCGAAGTGCGTGAGTGCAATAAATGCCATTCGAGTGAGTCAGAAAAACACGTCGAAAAAAACGTGACGACTATCACGTGTATGAACTGCGGGCACTCGACGCAAATAACGACTGTGACTACATCAACGCAGCCATCTGATGGCAGTCTGCTGTATCTCCGTCCTCAACCGCTCAAGTTCTAAGAAAAACCCGCTGCAAGGAATATCGCAAAAACATTGACGTTGAGTGCCAAGAAGTGGTAGAGTAGTCCCACGGTGGAGCTTCTGGGGGCTATATGAACGACCTTTTGGCACGATCAAATCTGGCTAGGAAAGCTGGATTGCAGTTTGGTTCAGACCGCGATATCGACGCCAACCTCGGATACAAGACGGATCCCACGATTGACGATTTCAAAGGCTACTACGATCGCAATGGCCTTGCCAGCGTTATCGTAGATGCCCCAGCGAAGACGACTTGGAGAAAGACACCAAAGGTACTTGACTCTGGCGGCGAAGAAGGTTCCTTTGCGAAAGCATGGGCAGCGCTTGCCAAGCGACTCAAGATCTTCCATTTCCTCGAGCGTGCTGATCGGCTCTCTGGTATTGGTCGCTACGGGATTATCCTGATTGGTACGAAGGATGGACTACTTGATCAAGAGATTGGCTCCGTGCCCGAAGATTCCATTATATTCTTGCAGCCGTACAGTGAGAAGTACGCAACGATCAAAGAGTTTGAAACGGATACGAATAACGAACGCTTCGGCCAGCCGAAATACTACGAGGTAGACACCGCAGGCGATCTTGACTTCGGGGGGTCAACACAGAAGACCAAAGTCCATTGGAGCCGTGTCATCCATGTGGCGGAAGGGTTGCTCGACAATGAAGTGTATGGCGAACCGCGGCTTCAAAAAGTGTTCGATTATCTGTTCGACGTGAGCAAGGTTGTTGGAGCATCGGCTGAGTCCTTCTGGCAGAATGCGATCAAGGGATATGCCCTCGTGGCACAAGAGGGGTACGAGGTTGACGAAGACGCTGAAGAGGCTGCGAAAGAAGCATGGCAGAACTACATCCATAACCTTCAACGAATCATCTCGGTGGAAGGCATCGACTTCAAAGAGCTTGGCGCAGATCCATCCGATCCGGCTAGCGTCTTCAAGGTGCTGATCCAGCTCATCTCAGGGAAGACCGGAATCCCGCAGCGAATCCTCCTTGGAAGTGAACGCGGCGACCTGGCATCGTCTCAAGACGAAGCGAACTGGCTTGGCCGTGTAGCCGAACGCCAAGAACAGTTTGCCGAGCCGATGATGTTGCGACGCTTGATCGACAGGTTTGTCGACATAGGCGTACTGAAGGCCCCGGCGAATGGGGAGTACGAAGTGCAATGGCCCAAGTTGTTCTACCTGACAGACCTGGAGATAGCAGAGATCTATGAGAAGAGAGCAAAAGCAATGCACGACGCTACAAACGGGATGCCGCTGGATTACTTCAGCGAAGCGGAGATTCGAGTTGCGGTAGGCTTCTCAGCAGAGCGCGACGAAACCCAGTTGGTCGTACAGTCATTGGACGAAGCGAATCCAGAGATCCAGAGACAGTTCGCAAGAATCAGGAGAGCGCATGTGTCAAGCCGTTAGTATAGCAGTTCACGCAGAACAAGATCCGGGGGTCGGGTTGAAGCCAATCTGGGATCAGTATGAAGCTGACGTGACAAACCGGTTTAAGTGGCTGATTGGCGAGATCAAGAACGCGCTGATTGAGGAGAACGCTCTTGGGGGCACGGTAAAAAAGGCTGCAACTAACACGCTCAGATTGAACGCTGTCTATACGTATCCGAGGGCAGCGGACAAAGCCAGCGCGTTCATGCGATGGTTGGCGATTCAAGAAGATGCTGGAGTCTTGGAAGTGTTGAGATTCGAGGGCCGTAGTGTGGTGGCTCATACCGGATGGCAGAACACGTACATCAAGCGATCCTACGTGAAGGGTGTAGAGTGGGCAGAGCTGAGGATGCAAGAGCTGGGGCTGGTCCCCGTAGATTCAGCGCAGGCTATTGGTGCTGTCCTTTCAGCCCCAGTTCATGCAGATGCTTTGGGACTCATGTTCACTCGGGCCTTTGACCAACTGAACGGAATCACGCAAACGATGAGCCAACAGATTTCCCGTGTGTTGGTCGAAGGGATGGTGGCTGGGAAAGGCCCGCGTCAGATTGCCACGATGATGGCCGGGCGAGTTGAAGGGATAGGTATTGCGAGGGCACGGACACTTGCGAGAACCGAGACTGCTTTCGCTCAGAGTGAGGCGAGCTTGAATCGCTACACTGACTACCGTGTGAGCAAGGTGTTTTGGATCTTCGGCGGCGGTCCTTGCCCTCAGAATATCTGCCCTCCAAATAACGGAGTAGAGTTCACGATTGCAGAGGCTCATGGGATGCAGCCAGCTCATCCTAATTGCCAATGCGCATGGGGTCCGGTGGTGTGATGAAAGAACGAATGATGACCTTCAACACGATTGCTACAGAGTCACGAGAAGAAGAACGTGATGGACGGAAGTACATCGTGGTTCCGGTAGTTGCTGTCAAAGAAGGCGTGATGAACGGCGAGTATCTTTCGGCAGAAGAGCTACTGTCAGTGTCGTTGGATCAATGGTCGGATATTCCAGTGCCAGTAGGTCATCCAACGGAGAATGGCGAGAATGTGTCTTCGCGAACGAGAGACATCATTGACGAGGAAGTGATAGGGCGGCTCTACAATCCCATCTATGCTGGCGCCACACTGAAGGGCGAGCTGTGGATTGACATTGAGAAGGCTCTGGAGCTTGGTGGTGACGCTGAAGTAGCTTTGAACAAGCTACAGAACGGCGAGCCGCTTGAAGTCTCCACAGGTTATCTGCTGGATCTTGAAGTGGTCGAAGGATCGTTCAATGGCGAAGAATACGTGGGAATTCAGCATAACCTGAGACCCGATCACATTGCTGTGTTGCCGAACGCGATTGGAGCTTGCTCGTGGGCTGATGGCTGCGGCGCAGGACGTGTTAATGAGAAGGGGGTTGGCATGAGGATAAACCTCCGCGAAGGCGAAAGCGTCAGGCAGCGAGAAGATGCAGTCCTCGAAGCCATTCGTGCCGTACGGAGCGAGGATGAAGAGAGCGTCTGGATTTCAGACCTATACGAAGATTCAGTGGTGTTCAACGTGTTTGAGAACGGCGCAGAGTCATATTTCCAAGTGAGCTATCAGATTACAGACACCGGTATCACGCTTGGAGACGCCACGGAAGTTGATAGAACAGTGACCTACGTGGTTGCTAACGAGGAGATACCTGTGAAGACACCGTGCGAAGAACAAGCAGTAAGTGTTTGGAGTCGGTTCAAGACTGGACTGATGAGAGTTTTACGGGAGGTGGACGGTATGAGTCGAGAAGAGATGATCCAAGCGCTGTCAGAACGAGGCGTAGCGGATGATTTGGTTGCCAACACGACGGATGATCAGTTGGCGTGGATGATGGAACACAGCGAGCCTGCCGTTCTTGTACCTGTCGAGCCGGTCGAGCCTGTGCCTGGCGAACCTGTGCCTGTCGAGCCGGTCGAGCTTGCACCTGGCGAGCCTGTGGCACTGAACGAGAATACGCCCATCGGGAATACAGGCGTGACGTTCGGTGAAGTCGCAGCCTATGTCGCCAACTCCAAGATCGAACTGGCACAATCCCGCCAAGGGATGCTTGATGCACTGGCAGCGAACGAAGCGTGCACGATGACTCCTGAAGTCCTCGCCACGATGTCGGTAGACGCATTGACGCAACTGAGCGCCCATTTCACGCCGGTGTCATTCCTTGGGGCAGGTGTTCCTCGGACGAACGCAGCAGATGCTATTCCGGCACCTCCGTCTGTACTTCTGAAGGCGGCGAGCTGAAATGGCGCAGCGAACGATTGTCATTAGGACGACCCCTGAAGGGCCGTTACGGAAGGAAGCTACCAGTGATGCCGCACTCCAACCAGGACAACTGGTTGAATGGAGTGGCGACGGAACGATTGGTGCTCTGTCTGCAACGATCTGCCCTTCGGTGAAGGTTGTGATCGAAAGTGGGACCACTGTTGTCGGTGGCACGTATGCGAGCGGAGATACCGTTCCGTTCGTTTGTCCGCGTCCTGGCGATGAGTTCTATGCCTGGCTCGACGGTACACAGGTGATCACGATCAATGAAGTTCTCCAGTCGGTAGGCAGTGGTCGGCTTGGGACACTTATACCTCTCGACCTTGGAATTGCAGGAACAGCTGTTTCTGCTTCTCTGACGACTGGGTTTGACGGGACTCAAGCGGCTGACGGTACGAACAACGCGATCCATTTCACAGCGGTTGATGCTGGGGCTGCGGGAAACGGAATCTCGATTGACTACGTTGATGGAACAGCTGACGCTGGAGGTATCTCAGTGATTGGTAATGACATCACGTGCGAAGTTGGAACGGCGATTGCGTCCGATCTGGTTACGCTGTTGAATGCGAATACCAGTGTTGCTCAGTTGGTGCTTGCTGCTACGCTAGGAACAAGCGCCGGTGTTGTTGAAGCGACGAACGATGGAACGCTATCCGGTGGCGTAGACGTTGGAGAAATTACGTCTGGCGCCAGTGACTTGGAAACAGCTATTCGCGCATCTGGTTTGGCTCGTGCCATAGAAGCCGTCACAACGACTTCAGCGATAGCGCAGATCAAGGTAGAAGCCCTGTAGGAGGTGGTGGTTGATATGTCAAGACGAACAATTGTAGTGCGATCAACGCCGTCAGATCCGCTGAAGAAGGAATGGCCTGCTGACGCTGCGCTGCGTCCAGGTATGCTGGTCGAATATGCCTCGGGCACTTCGATCCAGGTTCTCAGCGGCACGCTCGATCCGACTCTCAGAGTCGTCATCGAATCTGGCGACAAGGTGATTAGCGCGACGTATGCGGCGGCCGACACAGTTCCGTTTGTGATGCCTCGAGCTGGCGATGAGATTGTTTTGTGCGCTACGTCATCGGCTCTAGCTACGCTGTCCGCAACGAACAAGCTCGTTTCAGATGGTGCTGGCTTTGGGATCTATGCAGCCAGTCCGATTGTTGGGGAGGCGATTGCTGAAGTGATGGAAACGGCGACAATCGCAGCTGACGGTATTACGCAAATCAGATGTGAGGTGCTATGATGAAGGGACAAGTTCAGGTTTCGTCTCCCGCGCAGTTGTTTACTGGGAACATCCTGCAGAAACTGCGGGCGAACAATTGGGATATTGCAAAGGCTCTCCGAACGAACGCAACGCTTCCGAAGGACGCGTGGACTGCCATCGACAGCAAGGTGATTGAGGTCGCCCAACAAAGGTTGAACGGCATCGCTGACCTTCAGTCTCGTGGGTTGACTCGCAATCTGGGCGGAATCGGGTACATGTATGATTACTGGCAGACGTTGAGTGACGACCTCGTGGCCGAGCAGTCAATGAGCGGCATCACTCCTGGCGCGAACAACGCTCCTGACTACGGAGAAGTGACGATTCCGATCCCTATCACTCACGTCGATTTCCAGATTCCGATCAGGAAGTTGATTGCCAGCGAGCAGAACGGATCTCCGATCGACACTACGATGGTGAGTCAGGCCACTCGCAAGGTTGTCGACAAGCTCGAAGATGCGCTGTTCAACGGTAGCGCGATTGTGGTTGGAGGGCATACGTTACCTGGATACATCAACCACTCGGACGCCAATGAAGTGGCCTGTACGGGTAACTGGACAGGCACGCCGGCGAACATCGAGATTGACGTCCTCAAGATGATCTTGGCTGCTGAGAATGCACATCACTACGGGCCATTTATCCTGTACGTGACATCGAAGGAATGGATGGATCTGCTCAAGCGCGACAGCTACGCAGACCGGACGTACCTCGAAATCCTCAAGTCCCTTCCTCAGATCGCTGACGTGAAGATGACGGGTGTGCTTGGATCTGGCGACATCGTGCTGGTTGAGATGATGGCGGAAGTCGTCGACCTCTCGATTGCAGTAGATCTCATGGTCGTTGAATGGGATACCTACGGTGGTATGCAGTCGAACTTCAAGGTCATGGCCGTCATGGCGGCACGAGTGAAGTCGGATTACGATGGCAACTCTGGCATCTGTTTCGACGACAACCTCGGACAGAGCTAGAGATGGCCGTCAGGGTAAGGAGCGCGGATGTTAGGGAAGTAATTGAGACGGAACTTAGGAATCTCTCTGCGTTCATTACGGCGGCAAGCAACTTGACTGATAGGGTGGCGGCGGCAGACTCAGGTGTAACCGCCGCTACTCTATTTGAAATCGAGCGATGGCTTGCGGCTCATTTCACAGCAATACGCGAACGTCAAGAACAGTCGAGCGATGTTGGAGATACTACATTTATCTATGGCGGCAAGACTGCGATGGGGTTGGAGTTCACTCGATTCGGTCAGCAAGCTCTGGCGTTCGATCCAACAGGGACGCTGCGGAAGATGGATTTGCGAAAGGCTGGAATATCGTACTTGGGGCGTGAAGCAGTCGATGGAGTAATGAAAGAAACGTAGGAAGGGCTGTCATGGCGTTTATGGTTCAAGCGATTGGGATGACCGCTGTGACGAAGATGTTCTCTTCTGCTGTCCAGGCAACCCCACATCCGTGGCGAGTATTCCAAGGAGATGTTGCGTATGACATCTATCAAGAGTTGGGGACCGCATCCTTTGAAGCACGACCTCACTGGCGACCTGGAGCCCAGGCAGCAGAGGCCGCGATTGGGGAATTGGCATTGAAGGCTCATAGCGTCCAGCACCTTATCCAACTTGTGGCCTTGCGGACCGAAGCCAACGTGAAGAAACTGATTCAGGAGAAGGAGATCATCGACACTGGCGATCTGATGAAAGGCGTCCAATCTGAGGAGATGAAATGAGCGGCGGTGCGGCAAGACGGCACATCGAAAGGTACGGCCATGATGTCGTTCTGATTAACTACACGCTTGGCGGCGAGGATGATTACGGTGATGCCACTCTTATTGCAACCTCCAGTACGATCAAGGCCATTCGTGTGATGGGAGACTACCCTGAGAATGAGATGAATGAAGGCGGGGCCACCCCCACAAACCGAGCTACGTTCCACGTCAAAGACACGGTTACGCTGTATGACGGATCATCAACTCAGCCGTCAGCGATCGTGGATGACGGAGCCACCTTTTCAGTCCAAGAGGCGGATGACCAGCGGAACGGTCAGATCACAGTGAAAACGGAAAGGAACGGACCATGAAACGAATTCTGGTATCGGGATATTTCAGCCCTGTTCACGTTGGGCATCTTGAGTATTTTGAAGCTGCGAGAAAGTTGGGCGACGAGCTCATTGTCCTCGTTAATAACGATGAACAGGTCAAGCTAAAGGGTTCGATAGAATTCATGGGCGTTGCAGACAGGGCGCGGATTGTAAAGGCGTTGAGATCTGTGTCAACAGTCTTTGTGTCGATGGATTTCGACAGGTCTGTATGTCGGACGATTGAGATGGTTCACGAAGCCGTTGATGAAGGCGACGAATGGATATTCGCCAACGGCGGCGACCAGACGGCGGAAACGATTCCAGAGACAGAGGTGTGTGAAAAGCTGGGCATTAAGATGGTATTTGGTGTGTGTCCTCAGTTGCGGCAAAGCTCGGAGATTCTGAAGGCGGTCAAAGCATGAATGATCCGGTGATGTCTCTCAAAAGTCTCCTAGAAGACAACTGGGATGATGACAACACGAGCGCGATCACGCCTGACATTTCGACAGGATGGTACGACCTGGCAGCAAAGAGGCCGGTAGTGTCGTTGACGCACCCGGTAGAGACGCCGATCTCGAACGGGCCTGTGAAGTTCTTTGGCTTGGCAGTCAACGGGGCACCTCATCAGTACATCATGTGTACGCTGGCACTGAACGTCTGGGTAACACGGGCGACAGCGGCTATGAATCCGAAGCAAGCACGGTTTGAGTTTGTCCAAGAAATTCAACGGATTTTATTGGCTCACTATGAAGACATCACAGATATCGATTTTATAGCGTGGGGTGGTGGGTTCGGTCAAGTAGATGCCAAAACGAAGCCGCCGACGTTCAGGTTTATTGCGGAGGTGCAATATGGATACCTCAAGTGCTCATAAGTCCAGCCCTATAGCCGTGAATGCAGTGGGGCGATCACCATGACAGAGGTATTCATTAAGCGGAACGACACGAACCCATCCTTGTCCGTTACGTTGGCACAGGATGGCGTGGTAGTAGACCTTTCAACCGCAACTGTTGTGTTCCACATGGGCACGCACGTGGACGCAACTGCCGTCGTTGTCGACGGAACGGCTGGCACAGCGAGGTATGACTGGGTTGCTGCTGATACGGTAACTGCTGGATGTTACCCTGCTGAATTCGAGGTGACGTTCGCGGATGATTCCATTCAGACATTTCCGAATGACGAAAACCTGACAATCATCATAACAGAGGATGTGTCGTAGATGGCTTCGATAACGATCAACAACACGACCACTGCAACCCCTGTCGGGCTGAGCTCGTTAATTCCGCCCCAAGTACCATTGAGCTTCACATCGATGGTGACGCTCTTTAAGAACGTGACGCCATCTGCTGTTGAGCCTGACGATCCACTTGAGGGGTATGTGTATCTTGACGACGGGACGAACACGGCATCAGGCGCGATGGGATTCAGACGATACAACGGCAGCGCATGGGCAGACTTCGGACTGCAATCTGTGGCGGAGACGATTTCGCTTACAGATCTGGACGACGTGACAATATCGGCAATCGTTAATGGCGAACGGTTGGTGTACAACTCCACAAGTGGAGAGTGGGAAAATAGTGAGTCGATCGATGGCGGGTCGTTCTCAGATTAAGAGGTGAAGAAACATGGCTAACCAGATCCAGATTATGAGGGGAACCGCCGCCGAACTCGTGTCTAAGGGCAACCTTGCAGCGGGTGAAATGGGGTTCAGTACAGACACATTCCAGATGCACGTTGGTAGCGGGGCTGCGAACTACGAAATCTTGATGCACCAACTGTTCGGCGCGAACACGATGTTGATCGCTACTTCGGACAATACTCCTGTGGCGACGACGATTGCGGCAAGTCGTATTGTCGGCCGTAAGGCGTCTGGCGATATTGGCGCACTGACAGGTGCAGAGATTATAGCGATCCTGACTGGTCAAGCCGGTGCCGACTTCGCGATGAACTCCCACAAGATCACGGGCGTCACTGACCCTACCGGCGCGCAGGATGCCGCCACCAAGGCGTACGTTGATGCTGTTGCACAAGGACTGACAGTCCATGCTTCTGTGGCGTGTGCTACGACTGCGAACATTACGTTGTCGGGCGAACAGACGCTTGACGGTATCTTGACATCGACGGACCGTGTTCTTGTTAAGAGCCAGACAGCTACTGAAGAGAATGGTGTCTACGTTTCGGCCGCAGGCGCATGGGCGCGCGCTGCCGATATGGACGCGGCTACTGAATTCGCAGGCGGCTTTGTGTTCATCGATGACGGCACAACGCTTGGTTCTACTGGTTGGGTGTGTAGTAACGAACCGGAAGACATCGTTGTTGACACGACTGCGATCGCCTTCGCGCAGTTCTCAAGCACAGGATACGTCACTGCCGGAACCGGCCTGACGAAGACTGGCAACGACATTGCGATCAGCGATACGGAATTGCTAGCACTCGCCGGCCTCACCTTCGCAGATCAGAAGATGATCGTTGGTAATGGCGCTGGCACTGTCACTACGGCTGACTGTACGACATTTGCGCAGACCATTCTTGACGACGCAGATCAAGCGACTGTTCAGGCTACGCTTGGTGTCGTTCCTGGTACGAATGTCCTTGCAGAGCAGACAATCGGCATTGCTGACAACAACCTTGTTGAAGTCGATGGCACGCCACTAGACACAGAGGTTGCAGTGTGGACTGCGACTGGTATCAACGGCCTATCCAAAGCTGAGACAATGGCTTTGCTGTCCGGTGGAGCTACGGCTTCATTTGCAATGAATGCGCAGCTGATCACTGGCGTCCTCGATCCTGTGTCGGACCAAGACGCGGCAACCAAGAAGTGGGTCACCGACAACTTCACGTCCGGTACTGCTGCAACTCCTGCATTGGACAATCTTGCAAGCGTCGCGCTTAACACTGCATTGCTTCCTGATGTAGCCGCGGCCGATGACTTCGGATCAGCCACTTTGCCGTTCAAAGATCTGTGGTTCGCTGGTAGTTCAGGAACCCCAGCGACGAACAATTACCAATTGACAGGCGCATCCACTTCGGGGACGCGCACGATTACAGCGCCGGACAAGTCGGGGTATCTACTTCTGACGGCAGCGGCGAATATTGTGGATGGAGGATCATTTGTGTAGGAATAACGCCTGAGGGGGTTAACGCCCCCTCACGGCATCCTGGGAGGGCAATAGAATGGAAGAGGCAAAGGTAACGCAAGAAGCGACACCGGTTCAGCCAGCAGCACCGGTTCAACAAGCAAGACCGTCATTGGTCACAGACGATGACCTCAAGCACGAGATCGGTGAATGGGTGGTAGCTTCTCTGAACAAGGACAAGATGTTGAATGTGGCGGTCGGGCGCATAAATGCAATGGCTACGCTTATACAAGAGCAAGTAGCCCAGATTCAGGAACGGGATGCACTCAAGAAGTCGAATGGGTTGCTGGGAGACAAGAATGTCAAATTGGCTGATACCATCGATGGACTAAGGCGTGATATCGCGGACCGGGACAAGGCGATCGCGGATATAGACGCTATGGAAGCCCTGAAGCAGGTGTTGGTCGACGACGCAAAGGCCGCAAGAAATGATCTAGAAGTCGCACATTGTGAATTTGCTGTTGCGATTCACGACAAGGAACTCGAAATCGAGAAGCTAAAAGCCCGATATGATCAACTACTGAAGAAACGGACAAAGAAGGTATAAACATGGCTAATACAGTGAAGGTGAGGCGCGGCTTATTCACGGACTTGATCACGCTTTCACAGGCCGAGTTGGCGTATTGCACCGACACAGATCAAGTCTTCATCGGCGACGGTGCTGTGAACTGGGAATTCCTTATGCATCACTTGTACGACGCGCAGAGTGTCTTAGCGGCCACCACTAACAATACACCCACGGCACTGACTATCGGTGAACAAACGATCTTAGGAAGGATCACGAGTGGTGATGTCAAGGCATTGAGTGTAGCTGAGATGCAAACGCTGATCTTGTCCGCGGCCTTGCCCGAGAATGTGACGATCAAGCTGGCCCCTGTTCTCAGTGCCGATACTAAGTGGACAGGGATCACGCGTGATGTGACAGCAGGAACGACAGGGCTTGTCTACGGGTACTGCTACTACATGGCATCCACCGGCAAGTGGGAAAAGACGAATGCTACTGGCGTTGCTACTGCTCTCGGAGAGGTTGGCATGTGTGTCATTGCAGCTGTAACTGATGCAACCGGAACTCTGTTGATGGACGGAATGATCCGGGCGGATGACGAGTTCCCAACATTCACTGTCAATAAGCCTGTCTTCTTGAGCGCAGCTACGGCTGGACTCCTGACATCTACGGCACCTACTGGAACTACTGACTTCGTTGTTAGAATTGTGGCCGCGGCCCCAACAGCTGACAGCATATCTTTCAAGGGCGGGCATACATATGCAACGCTGGTATAGGAGGGAACAATGAAAGTAAAAGTAAACACAACAGGAACGCATGAGCACAAAGGCAAGCTGAAGGTGAGGCTCGATGTGTATCCAGACATCGGAGACAAGACGTATGCGATCCATTATGTGGACAAGCCGACGCGGCCGTATACAGAGAAGGAACTCGCAGACGAAAAGCTGAGGGAACTTGTTCCCACTGCAAAAGAGCTGAATCCGTGTCTTTGCCACTTCATCACTGTTGATCCTGACATCACCAAGGCTGAATTGAACGCCCTGATAGCTGAGACGTTCGACGGAGTAACAATATCCAGCTTAGACGATGCATTGAGCGGTGATGATTCCAAAGCAGCCTCACGCATCATGGCGCGTAAGACAGGCTCTGGGCGGCCCGTTGAGGCGGGGACCTATCAAGAAAAGTCAACCGAAAGAGATGAACTGAATGCGCGGCTCGTGGATGTCAATGAAGGGCTAGAGGTGGCGAGATAGATTATGGCTGCAATTGATATTGGTGCTGCCGCAGTTAATCGGTCGGGCGTACAAAGCTATGGTGTTACATTCGCAACGCTAGATAACCCTGCAAATGGTACGGGGACTATAACAAGTATTGAGGTATGGTGTTTGCTCAATCTCTCTGACTTAAAAGCCGGAACGTTCTCTGGCAGCGGGACAGATTACACTCCCAATGATTCGGAAGTCATCGGCGCCATAACCAGCGGCAGCAAGCAGACGGCTACAGGACTGACTATCGATGTGGCCTCTGGCGAATACATCGGCGCTTACTGGTCTGCTGGTCTCATGGATCGAGAAAGTAGTAGCGGAGCTGGATATTACTATAAGGTTGGCGATCAATTCGCTGCCGGTGAACAAACATACGTATTGCTTGCTGGTTACATAATGAGTCTATACGGCACAGGCGGCACTGCTGCTGTCGTCACCACTCAAGCAGCGACTCTCGTCCGGGCAACGACCGTAACAGGGAATGGCAATATCACAGACGACGGTGACGGGAACGTTACCCAGCACGGTATCTGCTGGAAAGCCGGAAGCGATCCTGTAAACATCGCAGGGGCGGATGACTATACTGAGGAAGGCGCAGGCTCAGAAGGCGCGTTCACTTCGGCAGAGACTGGATTGACAGGCGGGACCACCTACTACTACCGTGCTTATGCGACTAACTCGCTAGGGACATACTACGGCGCGGCGCAGTCGTTTAAGACAACGGATATTGATATAGGCGGTACGGCGATTGATCGCGACAGTAACTTTGGCACGGGCTATACCCGTATTGATCTTACAAATCCCGCGAACGATACCGGGGCAATAACGTCTGTAGAACTATGGTTTGATACGGCGGATGGGGCAGGCGTTGTTGTTGGGACATTCTTTGGTTCTAGTACTGATTACACCTCGCGTGATTCGCACACTATTGGCGCCGTAACGAAAGGCTCGAAACAAGTATTCACGGGTCTCGATATTGATGTTACCTCAGGCGATTACATGGGCAACTACTATACTCCCACCGGCGCAATAGAACGTGCGACAAGCGGCGGAAGCGGAGTTTATTGCCTATCCGGAAATCAATTTGGGGCTGGGGAGCAAACGTACGCTGATGGAGGTTCCACAGCCGCTATGAGCTGTTATGGCGTAGGTGCAGCGGCGGTAACAAGCATCAAGACTCTCTTGGGAACACCGATCGCTGAACTCGCAACGTGGAATGGCGAACCGATCGCGTCATACAAGACGATTCTCGGAATATCGAATGTGGACTAGAAGAACGACTAAGTATGGCAGGAGGGAACGATGTCTGAGTATTCGCTAGTTGAGATTATGAACCTTGGGACGCTTGCAGCGACAGCGACTCTCCCTGCGGCTATCAGCGGAACGGAGTGCGCGGTATTCAACACAGGGCAGGCGAGACGATCTATGCGCGGGTAATGTGCGCTACGGCAGGAAGTAAGGCGCTGCTCGTGCATTTCAGGTATTTCGTGTACACAAGCTAGGGGTGAATGAGCGTGGCGTGGAATAGTCTGAGCCGCGTGTTCGTGGTAGAATACGTCAGCCAGTGCCAACGTGACGCTGGCTGAATAGAAAGGAGAATGACTCCTATGAAAATAGTATGGTCAGGCAACGCTCATTTGCAGGCTACGGGCTATGGACGGCTGTGCAAAAACATCGTCCAACACGTCCAGAAACACTCAGACCACCAGATGGTAGAGTTTGCCATTTCAGGTCTGAGCCACTGCGAACCGTTCGATTGGGATGGTGTAACTGTCTACAGTTCAACAAACCAGGGAGGCAAATTCGGTATTCAAGATTGGCCCATTGTGCAGTCACTTGAGAAGCCTGACTTGTGGCTATTGAATTTTGACGCTTGGTCGGGAGGTCAGCCGGTCGCGAATTCTGGCCTGAGGTACGCGCTTTACCCTCCAGTTGACCATGATCCGCTTTCACCGCTATGGACGAAGCTCATGAAGGGCGCAGTACACATCATTCCGTACTGCCAGTTTGGAGAGCGCGTTATCAGAGAGGGCATCGGTGACGTGTACCCGATTGGCAAACCCATCTATCACGGTGTTGACGTGCGGGTAATGAAGCCTAGAGCCACCTCAAAGGAAGAAGTATTTCAGCAACCGATGGCTCAAGATGATTTCATGGTTGGGATCTTCAAAAACAACCAGGGAACACGAGCGAAGTATGAAGTGAACCTGAAGGCGTTTGCTATGTTCCTTGAACGCACTGGGGATGACAAGGCGAGGCTGTATCTCCACTGCAACCGAACTGGCTCGAGCGCGTTCAACGTCGAGGAGATGGCAAAGCATTTCGGATTGGCCGGCAAGGTGTTCATGCCTCATCCAGACATCATCAGGCACGGCGTCAGTCACGTTGAAATGGCGAAGTTCTATAACGCCTGTGACGTGATCCTAAACACGAATGCTGGCGAGGGATTCGGGATGCCGATTGTAGAGGCGTTCGCTTGTGGCAAGCCGGTGATTGCGACTGCTTATAGTTCGATGCCAGAGCTGCTAGGGATGCCTGAAGGGATTCGGATGAGGAAGACGGTTCTTGGTGAGCCTGATGTTATCGAAGCGCCTCACGGCTGGCTTGTTCCTATGTCCGGTGAAGAGTGGACGCTTGGAAAGCAAAGCACTCGATTTACCTTTGAGGCTGTAGATGTTGCCGAAGCTCTTTGCAGGGCGCATACGGTCAGAACTAGACTTGAAGAGAAAGGCAAGGTCGCTTGTCAGTGGGTCCAGCAATTCTCGTGGGAGAATATCGGAGATCAGTGGATCGAGCGGTTCGATGAGATCGAGAAGAACCTGAAGCCCAAGAAGGTGTCTTGGTCGTCTCCAGTGGAGCCGGTTGAGAACGTCGATCCTGAGAAGGCCGGTATGCTAGTAAGAGATCCGAGAACAGCCATGCTGGGATTAAACGACATTGCGGGCTGTGTGTTCTCGTTCAATCGGGCAGAGTATCTTGCCCCGACGCTCCACGCGCTGGCTGAGAACACGATGGCTGACCTTGTGGATTGGTTCCTGAGACAGGATGGGTGGAAGAATCAGGAGTTGCCATACGGGATTGAAGAGCATGTGTTGAAGAACCAAGAGCTGACTGGCAATTGTGCCAAACTGCTCAACGCGGCGCCATTCAAGGCCGCTGTTGTTGACGTGAAAGAACTGAATTGGTGCATTGCCCATCAGCTACACAGCGCAATGGCCGAAGTGTTCGACGATGTTGGTTATGAAGCAGCGATGTTCTTCGATGATGACCATGTGGTGAGCCGCGATTACATTGACGTTCTGTTGAAGCTGCATAACCAGTTCCCGAATGCGATTGTAGGCGCACAGGCTACAGAAGAGCGCCATATTCCGACAGATGCCAAGCTCAATGAAGTAGGCGTGACGTTGAAGCAATCGAGAGACGTTGTAGCGCGTCCCGGTCGATGGCGATGGCTTGGATACCTGATGCCTCGAAGCGTGTACGATCAGCTCAAGCCTGAGTTTGATGAGTACCTGGAATTTGTAGGCGATAGCCATTGGAACATCCCTCATCGTGCCGTATGTGCGAAATACGGAGTCCACATCTCAGGGTTCGATGGCGTGTTCGATAAGTGGTGTGACATCAAAGGTATCAAGCGAGTTGCGACGGTGATTCCGCGAGCCAGGTACATCGGCAAGGTAGGGATGTTCGGGAATGAGCAACTGTATCGGAACATGGGCTTCCGTGATACACTGCAATTTGAGTTCGATGAATCTACGGTCGATAAATTCGTGGTGAGGGGATAAGGAGCGAAACTATGTCTGATAAGACGGACGACAAAACTACGGTTGTAGACAAGACAAAATGGCTATCGGAGAACGCTGCAAAGAGGTTCTCTCAGAATGGTGAGGACGGAATTATTGCCCATATTTTCTCGGAGATCGGTTTTGTGTCGAAGCGGTTTCTTGAGATGGGATTCGGAGTTCCTGAGTGCAACGCATGGCGGTTGATGGATGAAGAAGGCTTCGGCGGTACGTTCATTGACGCTGACAGAAACGTGGTGCGACAGTTCATCGCTGTGACAAAGGGAATGAAGATCGATCGAGGCGCTGTGAAGGCTTGGCAATCACGCATCACACTAGAGACCCTGAGCGCGACGATGGATCTTGTCAGTGCCCCTGAAGAAGTCGATCTGTTGTCCATCGACCTTGATGGAAATGACTACTGGATTTGGGAAGCACTGGAGCTGTCAGCGCGGTTGGTCGTCATCGAATACAACCCGGCCCCAGGCAAGAAGCGCGCCGTTGTAATGCCGTACAATTCCGAGTTCAAGTGGCAGACGAACTTCTCAGGGTTCTACTTCGGGGCGTCGTTGGCCGCGCTCGAAATCCTCGGACGGAAGAAAGGCTATCGCTTGATCGGGTGTAACCCCGTTGGCGTGAACGCATTCTTCCTAAGAGATGACATCGAATCCCCGTTTGAGACGGTGACTGCTGAAGAAGCATTCAGATGCGAGCAGAAGCCGTTGCAGAGCGCACGATGGCGACAAGTGAGCAAGTTGCCGTGGACAGAGATTGTCGAGGAAGAGTCTAATGGAGATACCTAACCCGATTGAGGTCAGGGTTGTCGTGGAGGATCTGGGCACATTGATCGAACAACTCAAGTTGGCGAAATGTGAAGCAAAGGGATTCCGCGAGGAGCTGGAAAAGATTGCTGAGCTACAGGAGAAGATAGCCCTTGATAAAGAAGAGTGAAGCGATCGCCGTTGCGATAGAAAGACAAGCAGTGCGGTTAGGATCCGAAATTAAGGTACTGGAGCTTGGTCGATTGAGGAACGCGCAACCTCAATACGCTGAAGGCGACGGATGGTCAACGCTCAGGTTTGCCGAGAGCGACGATGTGATGGGTCTTGTGTCCATCGATATTGATCCAGGCACCTTGGCCGAGTGCTTGACGTTCAGAGCCATTGAAGAGGCTGTGAGAGCGGGCAAGGTAGTGTTCCTGCCGAGTGTCGAGAAGTTGCCGCCTTTGCTGCCATTTGACCTCATCTTGTTGGATACAGAAAACGATGCAGACGAGATAGTGGGGCTGTACGAGAGGCTGCGATTTGTGGTCGGTCCTATGACCGCGTTTTTGATCGACGACGTTTACTCACCTGGAGGGGAAAAGGGCGACAAGTTGGTGCCGATATTGGAGGCAGAAGGCTACAACGTCACGCCGTTTGGCGCGATGGCTTTTGCCGAGAAACCGTAGGAGTAGAGGAGATGTTCATGCAGATCAAATGCACGAATAGCGGGACGAAGCGTCTGTTTGATCCAGCGATCATGGACGCTCCCGTTGAGTTCGACAAACGCGGCAAGGCGGTTGTGACGGATAAGATCGGCCAAGCTATGGTCAAGAAGTATTCTTCCGTCGAAGTGGTCGAAGCGAAACCAGTCAAGAAAGAAGTAGTAGAGGGTGGTGAGTAGTATGCCATGTTTGACAAAGACGGTGTTTGAAGCTGGTATTCGCAATCAGCGACTCGATTCGTACCAGGAATGTGGTGGGACGTTGCCTGCTAGCGGGACGTTCTCCCCGTTCAGCGATGTGATTCAAAGTTGGTCTTGGAATCCCGACGCAGGGGCAGAAGCGCGTCGAGGAATTGGCGGGGTAGATCCCTTAGAGCACGACACTGGGTTGGAGACGCATACTTTCACAGTGTTGTATCGACTCCAGGGCACAATTGCTGCAGACACGCCATTCTACGAGGTTTGTTCCCGCGACACGGATCAGTTGCTCGAAGCACGAACGATCGTTGCTCGTGAGGAACATTTCCAGGGCGGCAATGATGCGGGTGGTATTCGTACCTACGTTGTCATTGACGGCGCAAAGCCAGGGTCAGGGAAGCTATCAGGAGATCCGTCGTCGGCGGGTCCGATGCTCGCGGAGATCACGTACATGGCAGAGAAAGGCCGACAGTACGAGATCCATCAGCCGGTGCTTGGATCTACGTTGATTGTCACCTCAAGCGAAGCTGGCGATGATGCTACGCTCACGGTAGAAGACGACGATGGTGTGCAGGAAGCCATCGTAATCAGCGGGACCAGTACAACGACTTTCGCCTCGATTGATGCTGCGTTGCTAGGCGCACAGTGCGACGGGACGGTGTGGGCTGTTACGGTTGAAGGTGCAACGCTCGTCACGATCTACGGCAAGAACGATTACGCCAATGCTGAAGGGGATCTCGGAGTGCCGATTTTGCCTACCGGCGCGACGCGTGTTGCCGCTCTTGGTACTGGCGATGTGTACGAGAAGTTCCTTGGCGACACCATCACCTATGGCGGTGGTGATTTGGCGTATGACATCAACTCGATTGAGCTGTCGATTGACAACAGCGTGACTGTTCTCCCGCGATCTAACTCAAGAGCGCAGCGTGTCGTTGAAGGCAATCGTACGATTCAGCTTTCTGCGACTGTGGTTGGTGAACGTGAGTACCAGAATCAAATCGAGAGACACTTGATGTCTACCATAGCAGATATTGTGTGGACAATGACATCTTCGGTGCTCACGATTGGAGGATGTGCTCTCATCACTCCAGGTGAAAAGAGCGTGACAGAAGGACAGGCGTACATGCAGCTCAATAACGTGTTTGAGGGTACGTCCATCGCAATTACGTAACCTGCTCTCGTGCTGCCGTCGAATTGGTCGGCGGCGGCACGAGCAGCGTTAGGAGTTACCAAATGGGTAAAGGAAAAGACAGGAGGACACTGATGGAAGTAAGGCAGGATCAACGTGCAACGATTGAGTCGATGACCGTCAAGCGTGACGGAGATGACAAGATCGTACCCTTGGAGGAACAGACAGAGTTCGGAACGGTGTTAGTTATCCCGATGACGTATGGCGATGCCAATGCGCTGACGGGTGCAGGAAAGCTGGACAACACGAAGACGCTCACGGAGTTCCTCAAGAAGCACATGGTGGAACCGAGCATGAGCCACATCACCCCTGAGTACGTCGAGAAAGAGTTCAAAGGGAAGACCGTCAACGAGCTTGTCACGGCAATCGTCAAGGCGTCTGGTTTGTCCGACAAGGTAGATGTTGAAACCGACGAAGACGGGAACTTGGTGGTCACGGAAAAAAACGAATAGAGCTAGAAGAGGAGTTTGAGGCGTGGATGCACACGCAGGGCTATTGCTATATCGGCCCGAACTCCATGTATCGGTTGACACTGAACGAAATAGGAAGATTGCAAAGGGGGTACGCGAAGCTCAACGAAGATGGCTCTGCGAAGCCGCGTGACTCTGATCTGCGAAAGCTGGCGGGGATGAATGCCAAGCTAAAAGGACGTGAATGATGTTTGGGACTACAGGATTTGCGAAGAACATCAACGTCATCGTAGGCGGGAATGCGGCTGGCTACAACAGAGCCATGATGAGCGCAGGCGCCGCCACAGCGAAATTCACGAAAGCAGTGGCGGTTATGGGGGCAGCCGTAGTCGTCGCTTCTGTTGTTTTACTCACCAAAGCGGTAAGTGCTGCGTCAGAGTTTGAGCAAGCGATGGCTGACGTAAAGGCAGTAACACAGCCTACCGCGAAGCAGTTTGAACTCCTATCAGATAAGGCTAAGCAGCTAGGGCGTGATACCAAATTCACAATGGTAGACATCGCCGCTGGGATGGAGGCCCTTGGACGCGCTGGATTCTCTACTGAAGAGATTCTAAGTGGTGTTGACGGGGCTGCATCGCTTGCCGCCGCCGCTTCTATCTCTCTTGGAGAAGCAGCCGATATTACGTCGAAGACCATTCGTGCGATGGGGCTTGAAGCATCTGACGCAGGAAGGGTCGCTGATGTCTTCGCTCAGGCTGCCGCTAGTGCGAACGTAGACGTGTCTATGCTTGGCGAGTCGATGAAGTACATTGCTCCGCTTGCCCGTGCTGCTGGCTTCTCTTTGGAAGAGACGGTAGCTGCGATTGCAAAGTTGGGCGATGCTGGTATCCAGGGATCACAGGCCGGGACTGCGTTGCGGTATGCATTCGCTGAGTTGATAGCAGAGACAGATGGATTTGTGGAGTCGCTTGCGAATGTCGGCGTCACAATGGCGGACATTAGCGACCCTAACGGAGAGTTGATGGGCTTCATAGACATCATGAACATACTAGAAGAAGCTGGCGCAGATACTGGCGATATCCTAGACATGATGGGAAAACGCGCAGGGCCTGCAATCGCTGCTCTTGTTCAAGAGAATGATGGGCTTGGCGAGCTAGCGACTTTGCTAAAGAACGCAGCTGGCGCAGCGCAGGAAATGGCTGACACTAGGATGGATACGCTATCTGGGCAGATGACAATACTAGCCGGATCATGGAACGCGATGCTTGTTACGATTGGCGATAAGATAATTCCTATAATCCAGGATCTGGTTGAAAATGCAATCATCCCAGCTGTGAATGAGTTCAATGTATGGGCAGAGGAGAGCGATGCGCTCGAGGAAGGGCTGTCGTCATTATTTGAAACTATTAAGAAAGGGGTCGAGTGGTTCATCAAGAATTACGGTAAGGTTGTCATAGGGCTAAAGGCAATCCTCGCAGTTACAGGGCTCCTAGTTGCAGCGAAAATAATCACCGCATTTAAGACATTGACTCTGGCGATTAAGGGATTAGGGGTAGCTCTTGGCCCTGTCGGGATTGCTGCTGTTGCCGCGTATACATCATTTAAGATCTTGAAAGGCATTCTCACTCCTCTAGCCGAAGCCGCTAGCATGAATGTGGAGCGCGTTGGCGACATGGTAGGGTCATTTGAAGATCTGGCCGATTCTGCGAATAGAGCCGCAGAGGTGTCTGAGATATTAACGATGGCAATCAATATGGCAGGATCAGAACTTGACAAGCTATTTGACATGGATATTGGAACGCTGTCAAGAATTGCTGGCGAGCTAGACGAACTCAGGATAGAGATTGTGGCATCAGGAGACTCGGCTAGCGATATGGCAGATGCGTGGTCTGATGGAGTCACTAGCATTCTTGGATCATTCCAAGACCTAGTCCCCGGTATTGCGACTGTTCTAGATAAGATAGTGGCGCAATCAAAGACGGCTGCTAGGGACGTTGCGAATGCTTGGGATATGACACCAGGCGTGAACCCGTTTGAATTGTTTGGGGCGCCGCCTCAGCATGGCCCTAGAGAGGGGACAGGGACAGGGACTGCACCTGCACCTGCGGATGTGCCTGACCCCGCAGGATCATGGCAAACGAAGATCGCCGATTGGCTAGCTGAAGGATGGAGCGAAGCAATTGACGCGGTGATTGGAATGTTGCCTGAGAAGGTAGCGGCGTTTGCAAGCGGCATGTTCGGCGCACTCCAAACATTTCTAGTCAATCCAATAGCTGGCGCCATTCAAGGGATCGCCGTTATCTTCACTGCGTTGAATGATATGGCTACTGCTGCAAGGCAGAAGATACTCGATACGTTCACATGGCTGAAAGACAGGATCGTTGATATGTGGAGCGTAATAGAGAATGCTGCGACTAAGCTGGCTGACAGTTTCAACGATCTCATAACTTCGACCGAAAACTATCAGGCAATGCAGAAGGCTGCTAGCGATCTTCAAAGCATGATATTTAATCTGTTGCTGGGGTTCTTGAAGCCTGTATTCAGCCTCATTCAAAGCATATTTGGGATTACCGCAGCTGTGATTACCGCGATTGATAAATCCAAGTTAACTGAGGTTGGCGTTCCTAGATCCTGGAAACGAGCTGCAAGAGCATACGAGGCGGCAAGCCCTGGAGCTATATGGCCAGGAGATGAACCGCTAGAAGACGAACTAGACGATACGCTTACGTGGGTCGATCATTTGATTACAAGATTCGGAGTGCAAATCGAAAACATGATCCAGCTGTTCAAAAACGCAGCTGAGATACTAGAATCCGTATGGGCAGCAGTTGGCGAGCCAATTATGGCAGCGGTGCTGGATTCATTAGAGTGGCTGGGCGAAGGGCTAGTTGCGCTTGCGTCTTACATTGACTCTGATATGAAAACGCTTTTGAAAAACACGTTGCCTAAAATTCTCAAGGGTGGTCTCGATCTGTTCCTGGGGTACATACTTGGTGTGGCGAGATTCATCGTTGACACGTTTGAAGCGACAGCCGTTAATCTCGCGGCATTCTCTGTGAATCTTGGAACGATAGGAAGAAAGCTGCCGGAGTTTTTCGCAGCGCTATCTAATGCGATTTCTCCAGTGATCAACACGCTGCTAGAAGGTGCGTTGATTCCACTCTCGGAGTTTATTATCACAGATCTCATGCCGAGCTTCCAAAAGTTCTTTGCTGGGTTTGGCGAGTGGTGGACAACAGAGATGGAGCCATTCTTGAAGGGCAAGGCATTCCCGCTGTTGGGAGAAATCCTATCGAGTTTGTGGGAGCAATTGAAAAGCATCGTGGATATTCTCGCGCCGTATATAGTTCCGCTATTGGAGGGGGTTTTGGAAGTGCTGGCAAGTGTGTGGACAACTGTAGAGCCTGTCCTAATCCGACTCATTAACTTCATTGACACACATTGGGACACGATTGAGAGGATATTGCTCACTCGACTTGAGGCGGCGCTGACTGATCTTGTTACGAATCTCGAAGATGCAGTTGGGTTCTTAGAGAGAAATGCTTGGTTAGCTGACCTTGGTGGAGGCGGGTCAGGAATGGGACTCCTACCATTCGCAGAGGGCGGTGTGGTCCCCGGGCCGATTGGGCAGCCCCGTATGTCGCTCACTCATGGACAAGAAATCATCTTGAATCAAACGCAACAGGCGGGGGTATTGGCTGGGCTTAACGGCGGTGGTGGAACAACTGAGGTTCACGTGTACGTCGGCGGCCGAGAGGTCAGCGACTACACGGTGCGCTCGATCCAACGAAGAGGAAAGAGACTGACGGGGAAGAAATCGACCTCGGCAGGGCTCAGGGAGGCGAGGTGAGATCATGAGGTCGCTTAATTTGACTATACTCTGGAATTTAGCTATACTACTACTCAATAGACCTCTTAACTCTCGTGATGAGAAGGCGTCTTTGGCTCTGAGTTGGCGCTCAGAGCCTTTCCATTTTTGAGGCGCAAGGACCACGATCCACCACAGGTGCTGGGCTGAGAGCGAGGGGATAGCGAATGCCAAGGAACATCGTCAAGACGAGAGTACGTGTCTGGCACGACGACGACACAGAGGTTGATCTGTCGGATCGCGTGATTACTGGCCCTGTGGTTGCGGGTGACATTGACGCTGCTGATTACGAGTGTTCGATCACGTTCGACAACGCCCATGACTATGTGTCGCAGAATTTGTCCCTTGAGCCTGAAGACCAGCTGTCCACGTTGAACCAAGACGGCAGCTCCGCGAACGATCCGATACTGACAGAGAATCATGAAGTCCAGGTTGATTACGACACCGGGTCCGGCTGGGTTGTGCTGTTTCAAGGGTACTGCGGGGCGGACGTGGATAGCTTGGCTGTTGACTCGAAAATGCACACCGTTCTCTTTGCTCCGTTTGGCGTCACTCAGCCGATCAAGGAACGCGACCGCTTGGTGAATATCGTCTACAAAGACAGAGATCTGGCAACCTCGTTGTTGAGAAGCATTCTGATGGATTCAGGGTTCCTTGGTAAGCTGGCGCATGTAGTGATCGCGGACGATCCATATCTCCAGGTCACTGAGTACATAACGAAGACAGGTTCGACGTGGGATGCGCTGCAAACTGCAATCGAAATTACGGGATACATATTGTCAGCGAGACATCATGCAGCGGGAGTAGCCTACGATGATGGCTCAGGAGAAAGCACGCCCGAAGAGGGCTTCTATCTAACGTTGGTAAACCCGCTACGCGACAAGACCGTGCCAGATCACACGTGGGCAGAAGAATGCAAACGCCGAAACGTTAGGTCGGGCCTTGAGGACGTCCGGACGTCCATTGAAGTTGTGTTCGAGCTGAGTAACGGAGCGCAGAAAATAACGACAGCAGCCAAGGATGAAGCAGCTCGTGCGAAGTACGGTACCCCAGCCGGCGACGGGACGAAACTGCATCGAGTGATGAGGTTGGTGTTGGATAACAATAGCCCAGTCAGAACACTTGCAGGAGCCGAGCGGTTGAGAGATTACGCAGCTCACGATCTGGGTTCGCCAAGCCCAGGCGTAGCGGTTGACCTGGATGTCTTGTGGGCAGAGCCCCAGTTGAATGAATTGGTGGAATTCCAGTTCCTCGATTACACGATGCAGATTGGAATCACTGGTGTTGTGATCGACTTGTCTCCGGCTCTGGTAGGTGGTCGAACCACATACACTGGAGTTGCTGACATGGTGATCGGTCTGAGGGGCCGGTGGCTGAGTGGCGAGCTGACTGAAGAGGAGCGCCAACGCCAGCGCCTTGAGTGGCTCGAGGGAGGCATGACGAAGCTGCCCACACCGCAAGTATTGAGCTTTCGTAGATGGGCTTATCAAACGAGAACGGGTGAAACGCGCAGCGCAATGAGTATCAGATGGGCGCGGTGCAAGGCGTACTGGTATGGGTATACAGCCGTCTATCTATCCTACGAAGACCAGTTGCACTATCCTGTAGAGCCTACAACAACGTCCAGGAGTTCTTCGGTGACGATTGACCCGCTGCCGCATGGCGTCGACGTGTATTTCAAGTTGAGGAATTTCCCGGCAATATCTATGTCGCCGCAAGGAAGGAGATAGCATGAGCTTCGACAAAAGCAAAGAGATAATTATGACGATAGGAACTCTCCCAGCAGGATCAACCATTCCTGCTTCTCCGGGCGGGACAGAATGCGCAACTATTGACATGGACGTATCAAGCTCGTTTGCACTGACAATGGAAGGAACATTCTCTGTAGCAGGGACTGTGACGGCGCACGTAAGGACATCTCCAGTAGGAGGCACAGACGAGAATGTGTGGGACACGCAAGACTATAGCTCGTTCGATTTGATCGCAACAGCGGGAGGAAGAGAACAGATCACGAAGGGAATTTGGAGCGATCCTCTCTATGCTTGCGTGATGGTTGTGAACGATGGGACAGAAGACATCCATAACGTCATCGTAACCAGGACGACTCAGGACATGGAGGCGGTGTAAATGGCTAATAATCCAGCGGTACGACTGCCTGTGGCTCTGTCGACTGCGCTGACTGGCGATCTAAATCTTGCCGGCCATAACATCGACTTCCCGACAACTGCGAACATTTCAGACTGCCTTGATGAAGACACAATGGCGTCTAACTCTGCTACGAAGCTGGCGACGCAACAATCGATCAAGGCTTATGTCGATGCTAATATCGGTGGCGGATCAGTAGATACCAGTGGAACGCCTGTTGCTAATGACTTCGCGCGATTCACAGACGCAGACACGATAGCGGGCAGAAGTTACTCGGAAGTGAAAACCGACCTGTCTCTAAACAACGTAGAAAACACAGCACTATCGTCTTGGGTTGGCACTGCAAGCATCACGACACTAGGAACAGTAACAACAGCTACTCTCTCTGCTGGAGCTATTATTGCTGGCGTGACAATGACTCTCGGATCAGATGCCACCAGCGACATGTACTATCGCAGCGCAGGCGGGATATTAACAAGACTTCCTATTGGGACCAACGGCCACGTTCTTAAAGTAAATACTGGCGCTCCTGCGTGGGAAGCAGAGGGCGGCGGAACTGCGCATGCGCTAGATTCTGCAACTCATACTGACGTCGCTGCAATGACTGAGGCGACAGGAGACATCCTGTACAGAAACGCAGGCGGGAATTGGGATAACGTAGGAATTGGCACAGCTGGATACTATCTGAAAGTTGTTGGTGGAATCCCTGCTTGGGCCGCTGCTGCCGGTGGAGGTGATCTTCTAGCTGATGGATCGGTTCCTCTTACAGCTGATTGGGATGTTGCAGCTTATACGATTACAGCATTAAGATTTGCTAGCGATCAAGCCACGGGCACAGCACCGTTCACAGTAGCCAGCACGACCGTTGTGGCGAATCTGAACGCCTCTCAATTGGAAGGCCATGCAGCAAGCTACTTCCAGACGGCAGATGCTGAACTAACGGCTTTAGCTGGTCTTACATTCGCAGATGACCAAATCATCGTTGGAACTGGAGCAGGCACTATTGGCATGATTTCATGCACTGGTTTTGCTCAATCGATCCTTGACGACGCTGATGCAGCTACGGCGAGAGCAACTCTTGGAGTTTCGGATTCTTCTACAACTGTGGCAGGAATAGTCGAACTCACTATAGCATCTGAGGTAGACACGGGCACAAGCGTGACATTGGCAGTGACGCCAGATTCATTGGCTGGGTCAAATTATGGAGAAAAAGGTTTCTGCATAGCTCCTGTTGCGAGTGGAACGGCAGTTACGGTTGCTAACGGCACCTATGCGTTCACAATTCCAGCTACATTCAATGGGTGGGATCTGGTTGACGCAACAGCCTCAGTGACGGACAAGGGAGTCACAGGGGCGACAGACATCCAAGTGAGGAGACGTAGAGCTGGATCAGACGCCGATATGTTGTCAACCAAAATCACATTGGGCGACGAATTCTTTGCTTCTGATGGGGTTGTTAACGCGTCAAATGATGATGTCAATACTGGCGACCAAATTTATGTAGACGTAGATGCCATACACAGCGGGACAGCGCCAAATGGTTTGAGCGTGAATCTTGTATTTAGGTTGCCTTAATAAGGCAGAGCGGGGTGAGATAGATGGCTGCGATTGATGTAGGGGCAGCGGCGATTGACCGCGATTCAGCTGTTACCGCAGGAACTACATATCTGAATATCTCAAACCCGGTAAATGCCACAGGAATAATTACAAGTTTTGAGATTTACGCATTTACAGGGTACAGCATGACTGGAACCAACAAAGTCGGCACATTTAGTGTTGATGGATCAGGTAATTACACACCCAATGACTTTGAGACTATCGGAACAGTGACCGCTGGCAGCACGCAGACATTTAGCGGCCTTGACTGCGATGCAACCATTGACGATATAGTTGGAATGTACTTTTCCGTTGGAGGTCTAGAAAAATCTGATACGGGTGGTTCTGGTGTTTGGTATAAGGCTGGAGATCAATTTGGCGCAGGACAGCAACTGTATTTTCTGTACGACGCTGCTTATGATATAAGTGTATATGGAGAAGGAACTGCTCATGAAGCGCCTACAGTCACGACACAAGCGGCGAGCGCGATTGAACAAACCACGGTGACTGGCAATGGGAACATTACAGATACAGGTGGAGTGAACGCTACCAGGCGCGGATTCTGTTATAGGGTCGGAACGTCAGGAGATCCAACAACGGCTGATAGCGTCGCGTACGATGACGGCGACTTTGGAACTGGCGCGTACACCAAAGGGCTGACGGGTCTTTCAGCTGCGACAGATTACCGCATAAGAGCTTACGCCGTTAACTCTGAGGGTACTAGCTACGGCGTGTCGTATGATTTCGAAACATTAGGCGAACCTATTGATATGGGGGCAGGAGCGATAAATCGTGCGTCGTTCTACTCTGATGGACTAACCAGCTTCGGGTTAGACAATCCAGCAAATTTATCTGGAACGATTACCAGCGTAGAGATATGGGCTCATGATTCGATGTTAGTAGGCACGATCAAGATCGTTACCGCCTCTAGGGATGGGGCTAAGTTCACGCCGCGTGATTCCGTCACCATTGGGAATGTCACTGCTGGATCAAAACAAACAATCACAACCGACGAATCGTCTAACCCTATTGCTCTTGAAGTAAAGGCCGGGGACTACCTCGGCATATACTTTCAAGACGATTCAGGTGGAGACATCGAAGCAGATTTTGCGGGATTCTCCGGCGTATACTTCAAGAGCGGCGATCAAACTGGCGCAGGAGAACAGACATACACACTATCTGAGGGTACTGCAATAAGCCTATATGCAACAGGTGACGCGGAATCAGGCGTTCAGGCCAACATTATAATGGCTTGGGGATAACAGCCGGAGGAAAAATGAGCTATTCAACGCTTAGGGGTGTACGGAATCTTGACACGCTGCACGCACTGCCTAGCCAATGGGCGAGCGACTTCAGCGAAGAGGTTCACGTCACGGCTGCTGTTGATACCGTTGCTCCTCTTACGCCGTCCTCGTTTGCCATTGCCGGAATAGCCGAAGGGATTACCCTGACATGGGTGAACCCTACACTCAACGATGATGGGAACCCGTGCTATGACCTCTCAGACATTGCGGTGTACCGCTCTGAGTCCGCCAGCATTGTCATAACGGACGATGAGACGTACGACAAAAAGACGCTGGTTGGCACGACTGAGGCATACACATATCCCGCAAGCGATACGACGAAGACATACTATTTCGTCATCACGGCTATCGACACAAGCGGCAATGAATCAGCGGCAAGCGCTGAGCTGAGCGATACGTCAAACACTCCTATTGGTACGGCTCCTGTTATCCCAGATGACGCAAACGGCCTAATCTTCAAAGACTCTATCGGCGGCGACGGCGTTGTTGAGGGTTACGCCATGATGGGGATAGCCTTCCAGACACCACCATCGAGCGTTGTAGGGCTTCGCAGCATTAGACTGTGGTTCCAGTACACGGACGACGCAGGGACGAACTGGCGTGATGAGGACGGCAACGTAGATCCTGCACCGTCTTCCTGGGATTCTGGTACTTATTGGACAGAGCTGTTCCCTGAAGGGCTGATTGGGTGCATGCACAAAGACGTCCTGATGCAGACGAACATCGGCACGCGTGCCTATCGTTATTCCGCCACGTTCATCGGAGAGGACGACACAACCGAAAGCTCAATACCAGACACGGCAGGCGGCTCGACTACAGTCTGCGCGGCGAACAATAACAACCTAGTAGCCATCTCGATCTTCGCAATGAACATCGTGTGTCTTGGAGAGGTTGTCGCTGACAGCATCAAGGCGAATGCTATTACTGGCGACAAAATCTCGTCCGCCACTACCATTACGGCAGGAACTGGCAACGACGTTGGTGTGTTGGACGGCGCTGACGCAACCTATAGAATCTATGCCGGGCATGCAACCCCTGCTTCTGCCCCATTTCGCGTGACGAAGGCCGGGAAGCTGTTTTGTACTGGCGCTGACATCAGGGGAACGCTAGTAGCTGACGATATTGATTCTGGGACAATGAATTTCGCTCGGATCAGCCCGGCGTCAGTAGAGATCATCGCGACTATGATGGAGAACAATTCAGTTGGCTCTTCGGCAATCGTTGATGGCGCTGTAACCGTAAACAAACTCAATATCAATGATACTGTTGTTTTCAAGGACGGAGCGACATATCACAACATTACCGGCTGCGATTATATCACAAAGGACATTGCGGCTCACCAGTGGCTAGACCTCGGGAATGGTCTATGGGAAGTGTCATTGACGAATTACATCAATATGACATCCGGAGTGAATAAAGACTTCCTGATTTACTCTGGTGGTGATCTGAGGTTGGATTCAGAGGATGATTTAATCGTACAGGTAAACGCATCGTCCGTGCTGACTATAACAGGCATCGTGGCGACGGATTCTGTCTCTTTGAAGATCGGGCATGAAGGGCTGATAACCTGTGATGTTGGAGGGGCCACTAGATATATTGCATTCAGGGAAGAAGCGTAGTGAATATTTTGAACGGGGATGGCAGTTCTATACAATGGGATAGATATGAACAATGGTCGTTCGTAACGTTTAGCTGGAAAATCTGAGGGAGGGAACGTGAAGATACTTGCGGGCAACATCAAACAATTGGCAGACTCACTAGGCGCTATCGTGAGTGCCATCCCGCTTGAGATAAGCGCGGCGTACAAGCTGATGAAGGTTGCGAAGAAGGTCGGACTTGCACAGAAGGCATTTGAAGCGCGTAGGATTCAACTGCTGAATGAGTTCGGCCAGACGGAAGACGGCAAGTTGGTAACTGAAGACGGTACGCCGAATGGCCCAGTGAAGTTCGACGAAGGCGAGCAAGAGAAGTTCGGAAAGGCATTCTCCATTCTAGTGAACGAGGATGTTGAGCTGGACATCAATCCTATCTCGCTTGACCTGCTTACGTTGAGAGCTTCAGGGAATGCATACAAAGGGAAAGACGGAGAGCCGGTTACGGTTTTGCCGTCAATACTTCTAGGGCTTGACCCGATCATAGAGAAGGATGGCGAAGCTGATGACAAACGGACGGAGCCTGACGAGGGACTACACAGGGCATGAGAGGCGGGAAGAATGCGCTCAGGGCGCGGCCATATCAGTAGAAGTGTCAAACCTGAAGACCTATCAAACGATTCAAAACGGAGCCTTGGATACGATCAGGAAGCAGTTGTGGGCGCTGGTTATCTTGATGCTGACTACGTTTCTGTCGGCGGCCGGGGCTTTGGCGTTCATGGCGATACAGTACGGGTTGACTAAAGCGTGACGATACGCTAGGGTCGATCCACGAAAAGGAGCGGAAACATGTTTACATGGCTCAAGAAGAAGGTTCTCAATGATGTGATTGGTGGCGCAATTAGCCACTTTGTCACAAAGGAAAATTGGAGGTCGTTCGCGGACATGATCCTTGATGGCCTTGAGGAGCTGGCAGCGCGAACGGACAACACTCTCGACGATAGGTTTGTTGCTGGAATTCGGAAGGCTCTTGACATTCCAGACGACGACGAAGAGCAGGAGGCAACACAATGAAAAAGGCATTAGTTCTATCGCTTTTGATGTTGGCAATGTCGGCGGTCGCTTTCGCAGGGCCGAGTTTGAATCCGTGGGTTGAGGTGAACGTTCCTGAGATTGTCGGCGGCGTTGTACCATCGCCCACTCTGGATGCAGGGATTACGCTCGAGGGGATGCTTTCGCCTGCGTGGTTTATCAACGTCGGATTTACGTATGACGACGCCGATCTTCTAGACTCAGACAACGACATGGGTTTGGGGTTTGAATCAAACATCGGATTCGACCAACAGGCGATCGTCAACACGGCAGGAACGCTCATCTACGGATGCGAGATTACATTCGCGTGCGACATCACCTACAACATGAACTATCCGGCGGACATTCTAATGGTGGCCTTGGTTCCTAGATTCATGACGTCCGGGTATGTTGGTCCGCTCGAGATATGGGCCGGGCTGAATATCCCGTGGCAGGTATCCACGAGCAACTGGCTATTGCGCCCGTTGTTCGGTCTGAGGATTGACTTCGACATCGATCTGTAAAAGGCAGCCTGATGAAGGTTGCCCTCCTTGCGCAGTCGCGGGGTAATACGAGTTGCCCCGCGCGCGTTCTCGTACTTGGAGGTGCGGAATGAAGCGAATACTTCTACTTTTCCTGTTAATTGTTCCACTCGGCTGGTTGGCTGGGTGTTTCCCTACAAGCACAGTCAGCACGCTTACTCTGTCCGTTCCCGATTCCTCCTACCCGCCATGCGAAGTGACCTTGATTGCGCTTGGTGTGACGGGAGGGCAATATACGTTCTCAGTTGAAGGCAAGACGTACACTCAGACCAACAACACGCTGATCGTTACCATCAATGCGCTGCCAACTGATGTGACGGTAGTTTGGTTCGATGGCAGCGATTCACAGACGACTACTGAGACGATCTGGCTTCGCAATACTGGCCCTGTCCCTGGGCGGCTTGTTATCAACTTCATCACTAATCAGTGGACACTGCACGCGAGGGAACGGTACATCATAACCTATCCCCGCGCCTACGATCCTGAAGGTGGGCCCATCAAACTAATTGACGCCACAGTCGAGTGGGGGATATACGGAGGGCTTGCCGTGTTCTGCCCTCCTTATACTGGGGCGTTCCCGTGGGATGGCACGATCGAAGAGTATCACGTCAGGCTTGACACTGGGCGGATGATCTACAATGCCTTCATGTTCATTCAGGGGTGGGGTTTGTTCATCGACAGTCACAGTTCTAATCCTACGATGCTTCCATACTCGCCGCCTGACTGGGGGGTGTCTGGCTATCCTGGAGGCGCTACATGCGGATTGAAGTGGCCGACAGATACGCGGCAAGGCACAGACGTAACAATCACGACAACGTGGGAAGATGAGCAAGGTGCTACAACGCTGGACGTTCAGATGATACCGGCCAACCCGTACATCGGGTGTGGATCAGTTCAGACGCCTTCGAGCGTGCTGTGATCTGGTGGATGCTTGAAGGGATCATTGCAGCGCTGATCGGTATTGTGATTGGGATATTCCTCGGGTTGTTGACAACCGGGAATCTATAGCCTTGCCATGAGCCCCCACGAGGAAGTTAGCGGGGTCGTAAACGTCTTCAACCGGGCAATTACACCTACAACCCTATACGAAGGCAATGGGGCCGTACGGACGATGACTGCAAGAGTTGTGTGTTGACCGCAAGACAGAGCTGTGCTATGATGTCCGGGTAAACCCGTACTTCTTCCAGCGTAGTGCGTGTTTCGCTCATTCAGGGAAGGCTCGTTCGTTCGCGGACGGGCTTTTCTGTTTGATAACCCTTTGCAAATCCTTTGCTGCTTCCTCTTGACAAACCTCTCGAAACGTGCTAAGGTAAGTCATGGACACAGGGAACAGACAACAGGAGGAAAACGAAATGAGCGAATCACGAGCCAGGCCAGAAAATTGGCCGTATTATTCCGCGCTATTCCTCGACGGCTTCAAGGCTG